GTTTTGGGAACATATCATTCACAACAACGAACCTGATAAGACAAATCCCATTGTAATAGATACAGAAATTAAAAATAAAATATCTATCAATGGCAAGGTTAAGCGAGATGTATCAAGAAGTAATAGCTTTGCACTAGCAAGTACAGAATATTTATTGCATGAAGAAAGCGCAAAGATATTTGAGAACGCAAAGAAAGAAATAAAAGCAGAGATGAATGACAATGAATCTGAAATATATAATGAAAAGATAAGTGTCAAAAGAGATAAGCGAGGGTCAATTCGCATAACAAAGAAAGGGTGAGCAGACCCACTCACCCCTTCAACCATCTGTATAATGGAGGTTACACATGACAGATACAAATACTAATACCAAAAAAACTGTGCAAAGTAAAGCACATCCCAAAGTTACTGCGACTTTGAAACAAGCATTGCTTGAGTTTCAAAAACTTGCTGTGACTGCCAAGAAAGATGGCAAGAATCCACACTTCAGAAGTAACTACTCTACATTAGAGTCAGTTATTACAGCAGTAAATGAGGGCAATCAGTTTGGTTTATTCTTTACTCAAGAGATTGACTATGTTTATGTCAGTCACAGAGAAACTATGTCAGAAGTAATTGTTGTTACTACTGTAAGGCATATCAATGATACTAATAAATATGTATCAAAGTTACCTATCATATTATCTCAAGCTAATATGGAGAACCCACAAAAGATTGGTAGTGCTATAACATATGCTAAACGATATACATTGCAATCTGTATATGGTCTGCCATCAGAAGATGATGATGGTAACAAAGCATCAGAACCAACAATCAAAGTCAGCAATTCTAAAAAATCAGAAGGAGTAGAAGATGACGGATTATGATAACACAGACAGAGGTAGTCTATTCAAACCTAGAGCAGATGAAAGTCTGCTCGTACAAGGCAAACTAAATAGTCAAGGTGATGAGTTCAGATTAGTGGTAGTCAAAGCATCACTACCTGATGGTGGAACAGCAAGAGATGTTTACCAAAAAGTAGGAACAATGTATGAGAATGACAAATCATTGAATGAAAAATCACCAGACTTTAGTGGACCAATAACACTTGCAGGTCAAGAGAAACGTAGAATAGCAGCATGGAAAACTGTATCTAAAGATGGTAATACAAAGTTCTTGTCTTGTAGGATAGGTGATTCAACACCAAGACAAGATGATGTTGTTACTACTGCAACAGTTCTTGAGCATCAAGAAGTAGATTTAGGAGGGGAGAAACTAGATGACATACCATTCTAAATATAGTCAATGTATGACTTGTGGCACAGATTTGCCACGAGTCAAAGACAGACGACAAAATCCTACAAGATGTAAAGAATGTGCTAGAGAAAAAGCTAGTCATTGGAAAATGAAAACAAATGACTTCAAGCCATCTATACATTGTCCAATAGAACAATCACATACAGCATTTGCATAGGAGGAATCAATGACTGCAAGAGCAAGAACGCATGACCCAAAGACTTCATGGGAAGCTGCTAAAAAAGTTGATACAAATAGATTAGAACAAATTGTATTAGATTGTATCGAAGAACACGGCTTGTATGGTGCAACACATGATAATGTTTGGAATACATTAATCCAAAAGCACGGATTAATTTTTAGGGAAGGAAGTATTACACCTAGATATGCTACCCTAGAACGAAAAGGTTTCATCAAAAGAGATGGCACTACACGCAAAGGCACAATGGGTAGAAGTCAACTTGTCATGTATTATAACCCTAATAAAACTTGATTTAAGAGGCATACAGAGGGGGTAACGACCCTCTCTGGTATGATTACACCCTAGAAAAAGGAGATAATAATGAAAAAATATAAATCTAAAATAGAATTTAAGTTACAAACTGATTTTGATTTATCTAAAAGACAATTAGAAAATATTGAAAAGTTAATACAAGAACAATTGTTTAAATTAAATTGGTTAAGAGGTTTTGATGCTAAAATTGGTTCTTTCAAGGAGGAATAAATGGAAATAGCCACAAATAAATTTGAACAATTAGAAAGAATTGTAAATGATTGGTGGCATAGTATGCCAGAAGAAATGAGAGATGAGATAAACAAATTTTATGACAATCAAAAAGAAAAGGAGATAATGATGTCGTGTAAACCAGAAAAAGAATTTTATATTGTTCCAGTAGCAGGTGCAATACGCATTTACATAAAACAAGAATTACATGAAATTGAAATGACAAAAGATGACATGGCAGATTTAGCTACTGAAATACTTGCAAAACGTATTGAAATGAGGTAAAATAAAGTGTTCAATCGATACTTATTACAAGTGTCTTTAATTAATGTGGGAATGGGTAAAGCATTTCCACATTTTTTATTTCATCCCACCTTTTTCATACGTTGAACTAATCTATCTGCACGATTTGTTACTTGTTTATACCATCTACTATCTTTCATTTGGTTAGCAGCTTCTTCCCACTCACGATTATCAACTGCTCTTTTCATTTTATGAAAGCGAGATAGTCTAGGTCTACCCATGTTAAACATCATGTTACATATAATTAGTTGTGCTTCTTCAGGTAATTCATCAAAGTCATAGTAAAGTTTTTTACATTCATCAATCGTAATATTAATATCTTGTTCAAATAATTCGTTAACTCTTTCTTCACCTATCTCTGTACCAACATCAAGTCCATGTTCAGGGTCAGTATCAGTAATTAAATGTCCTATACCACAAGTAGCTAACCCAAGATGGTCAAGATAAACTTCATACTTAACACCTTCATCAACTATTAGTTCTTGTCTTAATTGCTCAATGTTCATTTGATAACCTCTTATTTTCTATAACATTACATACTGGGCATTTCCATACATCTTTAAGTTCTGTAGGAATCATTTGAACTTTACATCTTACACATATAGGTTTTGTCATTTTGTTAATCCTTTATACTTTTCAAAACTACGAAGTCCACCCAATCCAAGCATACCCATAAGCACAGTCATCAGACTACCCATGTCAAAGACTGGCAACTCAGGTATCTGTATCTTCAAGTATGCACACACAAACAAAGTAACTGGTGCAAGGACAAAGTGCCAACACAACGCAATGCCACAAGTCCAACCTATAAAAGGTCGCCAACCTGCAACAAAGATAGACTTGTGCTGCGCCTCAGCTTTGTTAATTTCAATTTGACCTTTAGCTAATTCTTGTGCGTGTTTCTCTGCCATAGTAGCCAAGTCGTGTGCCAATTTATTTTTGACATCTTTGTCCTCAATAAACTTACCAACAAGTTTACTTACTGGACCTATTAGTGCTGTTAACATTTTGCATCTCCTTGTGTTCGTGACCCATCCATATACCAAATATACCAGTCATTGCACCCATAACTACAGATACAAAAGCTGATTGTGGTGCAGTAGGTTCTGTTAAATCCATAAACCATTCGCTACATCTCCAACACATAAAGGTTGAACATAGCATCATAAATCTAGGTAGAATTTTCCACTTTAAAAATCTTTCAACTGTTACCATAATCTAATCTTATCATTAACTGTAACTAATTTACAAAAACATTCATAACTTTTTGATTCGTCACCTATCTTAACTACTTGTTTATGTAAATGGTCACGAAAATAAATGCAATTATTAATACTACTTAAGTGCATTGTACCTTGTGGATTACCTGCTAAATAACACATAAGTAAAAATGCAGGTTTCATCTCACAAGCAAACCAACAAGCATAACTATTGCTGTGCCTGAAGTAGCAATCATAATAGCTTCTATCCTTTTAATGCGAAGTATTGTTTCTTTCCACCTTTCAGCACATACAGCTTCATGTTTATCAACTTGCGCTTTAACTTCTTGTGCAGATATTTTAGGCATATAATCTAATACTTTAAATATCATTCAGCAGGAAAATCATATATAGGTGCATTGCCAGTAGGGTTTCCATCTTTATCTACTGGTGCATCAAACAATGCCATAAATTCTGATAGCTTAGAACAAGCATTAATTTTATCTTCTATTGTCTTACAAGCATTACGAATGTTTGTTCTTGATGTTGTAACGGAGGAAGGAACATTTGACCCACCCTCTGCTTTTCTAACTACATACCAATCTGTTTTTGTTAACATTGAATTAGCAGTATCTTTAGTTTTTCTAACCCAAATTGTTTTTAATCCTTCATTAATAATTTGGTTTCCGTCAACATCTTTAAGTTTATTACCTTTTGCATCAGTAGCATCTTCATCAGCTAACTTTCTTTCAACACCTTTTGACCAGTAAAATCTTTTATCAAATTTAGTATCTGGGTCATCTGTCCATGTTACATCCCAATCTTTTTTATTCTTATCAGACCAAGCTGTTGCCCAGTTATAAGGATGTTTAAATCCATTCTTATCTGTCCATGAACTGCCAACATTAATTACATTTCCGTTATGTTTCCAAACCATTTTTCTCTCCTAAATTGCATTACTAAACTTCATTGGTAAACTGGCAAATGCCATATAAATATATGTACCACTACTGTTATTGCCAAAGTTAACAGCACCTCTCCACTTAAAACCATTGCTTAAAAAATCAACTATTGCTGTTGAATAAGTTGCTTCTGCACCTGTTGTATCAGCATATAAATAACTATCTCTAACATTAAATGTATCTCTTGCACTATCATATATCGCCCAGTTATCTGATGAGTCTATTCTTTTTGTCATTATCCATCTGGGTGTAAAACCTAGAAATACATAAGTTCCATCTGTTCCTCCAGCGCCCTCGTAAAGTCCAAAACGATTATAACCCTCAACTTCAGCAAAACAATATGCTACATAATTATCACCACTTTTATTTACAAAAGCATTTCCGTTTGCATCTGGGTCACGAACTGTAAAAGTTGTAGATGATACTGCTCTTATTTGGCTTGAGACC